ACTGATATGATTGTTTTACAAGATCTTAGTAGTTGGTGGACTTTTTTAAGTAACTATGATTTGTTTTTTACAAGTAAAGTTTACACATATAGAGGCGAAATAGTAAAAGATACTTACTATAGAAAAACTTTTATTGCAAATGAACTACCAAACCTATATGCAGGATTTCATTATTTTAAAAAATGTGCTTTTGCAAAAGAGTTTTATACATGGTTAGAACTTGTAATGAATAATTGGGAACTATTTTACGGAAAGTATGCAAAAGATTTGTATCAAAAAACGTTAAGTGTTGATCTAAGTGCTAGTATTGTTGCAAAAATATTAGATGTAGAAGATATGATCACTAACAAGAAAGTTTCATTTCCAAGTTTTGTACATATGAAGCCACGTATACAAGGTTGGTACAATCCTAGTGCTACTTGGCAAAGTAGAGTTGGCAGTTACTTAACAGATAGTTTAGATTTAAAGATTGGTAATCATACACAAACAGGTATTTTTCACTATACAGAAAAATCATTTGCTAATGATGATAAGATTAAGAAATATGAAAGGTACTTAAAAATATGATTACACTAAAATCGCCTTATGTTTCTACAAAACGTTTTGTTATATTTGATTCTACTAGTGGTGAGATATCAAGTATAGTGAATTATAAACCTACAGATGGCAGTTTTATACCTGTAGAACAAAAAGAAGTTGACAGTATACTTACAGGTAACGAACCTATGAGTTATTATTATGTTCATTATAATAAAACAAAGAAAGAATATCAGTTGCGTACTCGTACAAACTTTGATATTGACAGTTATCTAGTAGATGACTTAATTTACGAAATACCACAGGACAATATTGACAATTCTGATATAAAAGTTACTTTTAATATTAAAGATACTTGTTGGAAATTTACAATAGGCGGTGATCTAAAAGCAAATATACTTGCACATAAAGTTAGTTTCAAACAGATAATGAACTTTAGCATAACAAAACATAATGATCCAAACATATTATACAAAACAATTAGTTTTAATTTCGATGATCTAGTAGATGGTAAGTATGTTGTAGTGCCTTTTGACTCTGACTTTGAATTTAACGGTGATCCAATGAGTGTATATACAATAAAGAGATTCGACAAGTATAATTTAGAGGTTATTCGATGAAAATTAATATAGCAGAACAAGATATTATATTTTTAAGTTATGATGAGCCTAACTGTGAAAAGAATTACGTAGACTTATGTAAAAAAGTGCCATGGGCAAAACGTGTGCATGGTGTAGAAGGTTCAGATGCGGCACACAAGGCCTGTGCAGAGTTATCAGAGACAAAACATTTTGTTACTGTTGACGGAGATACTGTAATAGATCCAGAGTTTTTAAATGTTGTGTTAGATTTAGATCAACTAGGGGTAGATGATGACTTCCAATTTAGTTGGTGTGGCAAAATTGACATTAACGGACTAATGTATGGTAATGGTAGTTTAAAGATGTGGACCAAAGACTTTGTTAAAAATATGCGTACACACGAAAACACTGACGGTAATGATGATACACAAATAGAATTTTGTTATTTTGACAACTATTATCAGTTGAATGAAAATTATTCAACAAGTATTATTAGTGCAACGCCACATCAAGCCTGGAGAGCAGGATTTAGAGAAGGTGTAAAGATGTCACTTAACAGAGGTAAAAAGATTCAAGACGTTAGTAATGATGTTTGGTGGCAAAATTATCATAGATTGCTTATCTGGATGAATGTAGGTGCAGATGTAAAGAACGGCCTGTTCAGTATAATGGGTGCTAGGTTAGGTTGTCATAAAGTTTTAGGTACAGATTGGGATTACAATAACACAAGAGACTTTGAATACCTAAACAAACTATGGAAAGATGAATATCAAGGATATGATGAAACATTATGTAAACAAGTAATACATGATCTAGGCAAAGAATTACAAGCATTAGACTTACCTATTAGTGAAAATGCATTAGACGATAACCAAAGTAAATTTTTTAAGGAAGTCTATAAAAATTCTCCTAGAGTTATTAGATGAGCGAACTAGATAAAATAAAAGAGATAATGCCAATAGTAGAAGCGGAAACGTCTCCTACTTTTTGTTTAGCAAAATGGCATCATACTACTATCTATTTACAAACAGGTGAAACACACAGTTGTTATCACCCTGCTCCACACCCTATTCCATTAGAAGAATTAAAAGATAATCCTAGTGCGTTGCACAATACAAAAGAAAAGAAAGAACAAAGAAAGCAAATGCTTTGTGGACAAAAACCATCAGGCTGTAACTACTGTTGGAAGATAGAAGCCATGGGTAAAGACTTTGTTAGTGATAGGCATATAAAAACTACAAGCATATATACTCCAGGTAGAGTAGCGGAAATAAAACAAAAAGGTGCGGATTTAAATGTAAATCCCGAATATATTGAAATAAACTTCAGTAATGAATGTAATTTTAAGTGCGGATATTGTCACCCCAAATTTAGTACAAGTTACTATAACGAAATTAAAAAGCATGGTCCTTATACTATGTCAACAAGTCATAGGCAGGATATAGATTACTTTGAATTATATGAAGAAGATAATAATCCATATATTAAGGCATGGTGGGATTGGTGGCCTGAAGTTAGTAAGACACTAAACATTTTACGTATTACAGGTGGCGAGCCATTAATGCACAGAAGTACATGGCGTTTGTTTGATGAATTAGAAAATGATCCCAAGCCTCATATACAATTAGAAATTAATAGTAACATGGGTGTAAAAAATGCTATGGTTAAACGTTTAGTAGAACGTGTAAACAAACTTAAAGCAGATAAATGTATAAGAAGTTTTAAACTTTATACAAGTATAGATACTTGGGGTCCTAAAGCAGAATATACTCGTAGAGGATTAGATATTAATTTATGGGAAAGTAATTTAGATTATTATCTAACGAATACTAACTTTCCTGTTACTTTTATGATTACATTCAACTTGTTTGTAGTCACTAGTTTTAGCCTATTGCTTGAAAAGATTTTAGAATGGCGTAAAAAATATAATACAGATAATGCTACTCAATGGCAACGTATTAGATTTGATACTCCACATTTAAAAGAGCCTGCAATATTTGATATGAATATTTTACCTAAGGATAAATTTTTACCATATATGAAACAACATTTACAGTTTATTGGTGCAAATGTTGACGATGCAGATAGATACAAATTTAGTAGATTAGAATATGAAAAATTTAGACGTGTCGTTGATTATATGTCAAATACTAATTATGAGCCAGAACAATTAGAACAAGCACGTAGGAATTTTAGTCGCTGGTTTACAGAATATGATAAACGAAGCGGAAGTAATATAGTTGAAACTTTTCCGGAATTAGAGGAGTTTTACAATGAGTACAGATAATTTTTGCATACTGCCTTGGGTTCATATGTATGTTAATCCAGACGGTAATGTTTTGCCTTGTTGTATTGGAGATTGGAAAAGACCTTTAGGTAATACACAAACTAATACAATAAAACAAATATGGAATAGTTATCCGTATAAAAAATTACGTAAGGCTTTGTTAGAAGGAAAGAAGCCTATAGAATGTAATGCTTGTTGGAAACACGAATCAAGCGGTGTAAGTAGTTTTAGACAAGAAAATAATAAAAAATTTGAAAAACATTTAGGTATACGTAACCACACTAAAGCAGACGGAACATTAGATATAATGAAACTGTTGTATTTTGATGTACGTTGGAGTAATATTTGTAATTTAAAGTGTAGAACTTGTAGTGCAACATACAGTTCAAGTTGGGCAATAGAAGATAGACAGCAAGGTAGTAATGTGCCTGTATATACTTTTGCCGGAGGAGCCAATAACGATAATTTATTTGATCAGTTTAAACCATACTTAAAAGATATAGAGGATTTTTATTTTGCAGGTGGCGAACCTTTAATAACAGATAAGCATTACGATATTTTAGATCATTTGATTGCAGAAAATAAAACAAATGCACTTTTACAATACAACACAAATTTAAGTAATTTAAATTACAAAAAGAAAAGTATAATAGACTATTGGAAACAATTTAAACTTGTACAAGTAAGAGCAAGTTTAGATCATTATGGGGATAGAGCAGAATATATACGAGAAGGTACTGATTGGAATCTAATTATTGAAAATTATAAAAAAGTAAAAAAAGAATGTCCACACGTAATTATGAGTTTCAATACCGTAGTAAGTGCTTTTAATATTGTAACACTTGCTGATTTTTTAGAGTATATGACAGATAACGGATTTGATGTAAACAGTTGCACACTTTACAATCTAGTTGAGCCAAGTCATTACAGTTTATCTGCTGTACCTACAAAAGAATTACATATAGGTTATGATAAATTAAAAAAATATTATGATAAAATTGTAAACACTGAACATAGAGAAGCAGTTAAAGGTGTTTTAAATTTTATACAAAATACTGAATATAACAGTGAGCATAATTCTACTTGGAAAACAAAAAATCAACACTACGATATAATACGTAATAGAAACTTTAGTGAAACTTTTCCAGAACTTAGGTATGTATTCTAGGATCTATTTGATCGCCAGGACGTAGGCGCAATTCATATCTTACCATATCAAGCCATTTTTGTGGTAGACTGTAGATATGAAAGTTTGGAACATCATGACTTGCATCATTCATTAACTTTTTCCATTTGTTAAAAATTTTTCCTACTTTGCGATCTGTTTCATCTTTCCAATCATGCTTAAAAACGTTTTTAAGGTAATCGTAATGTTCCATAGGATGTGGATGTCCGTCTTTAAAATTATCGTTAACAAGTTTTTTATCTAGTTTAAATTTTCTATCTAAATTATTTAGGTAGCATATTTGATAAAAACTAGGAAGGATAGTATCAAGATCTTTTTTATATATGTGTGCTAGATTTTTTATCTTATCATGTATTTCTGATTTTTTATTTAAATCCCATTGATTAGTAAAATCAACTATATCTAACATCTGTAAAAAATGCCATTGGCATTTATGTTTTAAATGCTCGTGTGCGGCGTGTATAAAACTAAAATCTCTTAGATATGCACCGTATTCACTAAAATAATTTTTAACCCATTCTTCATCATATTCGCCTTGTGTGTAAATATTTCCAGGAACTAGCCATCCATCTTTTTGTGGTAGATATCTATCCTCTCTACATATATTTGTCCATTGAACTATTACTAAATCATTATGATCAAAGTTATATACAGCATCTGCCTGCATCAGTGTGTTAAAAATATAAAAATTACCTGCTCCTGCTCTAGCAAAATTTCTAAATTCTGCATCGTTGAATTCTGCTCCAATTATGTTTGCCCAAGAGGCCCATAAGTAGTCAGTAAAACTGCAACCGAAAGTAAAAATTCTCTTAGGATAATTATGATATAGTTTCTTTGCCATCTGCTGTATCTCTTATGTATTTACTTAAATTAAAAAACACATCTTTTGTATGCTTTTCTGTATATAAAGTTTTAAAATTATGTATTAGTGTTTCACGTGTTTTAAAACGCCAACGTATTTGTTGTTCTTTACTATCTTGTTTTAATTTGTATACTAGTTTTTGCACTTGCTCGAATAATAATTGCCATCTTCTATAATCGTCACGTACATTATCAAAACTGTAATCAAATACAGTATCATACAACTTATAACCATAGTCTTGTAATCTTTCATTTGCTCCATGTTGCCCCCATATTAAAAAAGGTTGCATATGATATATACTTCTAAAAGTTTTTTCACTCCAAAATAAACTTGTTCCGTCCCAGTTTTCTGCAAACGTTTCATTTACTATCTGAAATAAAGTAGTATCGTGTAATATATTGTTTAGACTCATTGCGTGGTTAGTTACAAAGTCGTGTGTATCAACTGTTAGAGGTAATCCTCTTTTACTCCAACGTTTAAATTGCTTCCAATGTACATTATGTCCTCGTGGCATTCCATTGTAGATATGTTCTATCTGTGAATGTTTTATTTTATCATGACTTACTAGTCCATCTAAAAATATATCACTATTAAATATTTCATAAGTGCTTAATGATCTATGTGGCCTGTTCACTCTACTTAAACTTAGAAATATTTTATTTTCATATTTTGCTTTGACTTTAATTCTTGTGTCTTCATAATGTCTATGTGCGATTGTTTGTGGCTCTTCGTTTGCCGGGATTGTATTTTCATTTAAACCAAACAGCATACTTTCAAAGTTGTTAAATGTAACTACCTTGATACTTCTATCTATGTTATTTTGTGTATTGTAAATTTTTATGTTTTCTTCATCTCGCATATTTGCAGAAATAAAAATTACACGTTCTGGATCAATTTTATAATTTCTGCAGTTCCAATATAGGATGTCAAAGAAAGGTTCTCTTTTAAGTGTACTGAATCCTTCTGTACTAGCGTCAAAGATGAAAAAAGATTTTGGGTTTTTCTTGAATTCTTTTCTACTTCTGTGATCCATCCATCCAAAAATATTTGTATCCTTTTCCCATTTAGGATATTTTATCAATACTTGATATATTGTAATATCGTCAGTTTTGGTTTGATTTTTGGTAAATGCTTCACGTAATTTTACTGAAGAACAGGTACTAAATGGAGCAGAAACCCACTCGTTTTTTAACAAAAATCCTTTTACAAAATTCATTAATGCTTATCCCAATAAATACATAGTATTTATATGCGTATATAATAGTCGGAGAATAAGGTGAAGATATCATTTATTGGATTAGGTAAACTAGGTTTACCTTGTGCTGAAGTAGTTGCTCAGAAAGGTCATGACGTTACAGGTTATGACGTAGCAGAAGTTACAAGTGATTTAATTTCGGTTAAAGAAACAATTAAAGAAGCAGTACAAGATAGAGAAATAGTTTTTGTAGCAGTACCAACTCCGCATCATCCTGACTATGACGGAAGACAACCAACAGCACATTTAGAGCCTAAAGATTTTTCTTATGATATAGTTGTTGATGTATTACGTGAAGCAAACCTGCACATGAATAAAGATCAACTGCTAGTATTAATATCAACTGTACTTCCTGGAACTACACGTAGAGAATTTGTACCACTAGTAACAAATACAAGATTTGTTTATAACCCTTATTTGATTGCTATGGGGACTGTTGCTTGGGATATGGTAAATCCAGATATAGTAATGATAGGTACACAAGATGGAACTGAAACAGGTGACGCAAAACAGTTAAAAGAATTTTATGTGTCAATTATGGAAAACAAACCTAGTTATCAGATAGGAACTTGGGACGAATGCGAATGTATTAAAGTTTTTTATAATACTTTCATTAGCACAAAAATAGGATTAGTAAACATGATACAAGACGTTGCAGAACGTCAAGGTAATATAGATGTAGATGTAGTAACTGATGCACTTAAAGCCTGTGAGAAAAGAATTGTAAGTCCAATGTATCTAAAAGCAGGAATGGGCGATGGCGGTGCTTGTCACCCACGAGATAATATTGCATTAAGATATATGGCAGAGAAATTGGATTTGCAATATGATATATTTGATGCTATAATGAATGCTAGAGAAGTACAAGCAAAAAACCTTGCAAAGTATTTGGTTAAAATAGCGGAGGAGAAAGAATTACCTATATTACTAAACGGTGTTGCATACAAACCAGATGTGCCATACATAGACGGAAGTTACAGTTTGTTAGTAGGACACTATTGCAACGAACTAGGTTATCCACCAATGAAAGTAGATCCTTTAGTATTTCCTGATCCAGGACCTTATAGTGCAGTAGTTTTACTTGCACATGAGAAACTGTATTGTAAATTAAACAGCGATAGTGTTGTTGTTGATCCGTGGAGAAAATTTAAATCAAAAGATGTAGAGGTAAAACATTACGGTAATACAAGATGAGTAAAATATTAATAGTTGGCGATAGTAACGCATTAGGAGAGTGGGGTACAATTATTCCAGGACCTGGAGTTGCTAACAATAATGACCCAGAAGTATTCCGTCCATGGAATAAAGAAAAATACTTAGAAGGCGATTTTCCTAAACCCTTTCAAGTTGTATGGCCCGGCTTTGGATATCATTTAGATAAAGCAGGCCACTGCACAGTAAATTATGCATTTGGTGGTGCAGGTAATTTTGAAGCAATATTTAAAGTAGAAGAAGCACTAGGGTTAGCACCTTGTTTTACTAGTCCTGTATTTTATAATCCTGATTTAATTATTTGGATGCTTACAGAACCTTGTAGAGATTTAAAAAGAAGTTTATGGCCAGACGAAGCAGGACTTTTTGATTTAGAAAAATATTATAAACAAAGCGAACCTTTTGTTGCTGGTGCTAAAACTATAAAAGAAATTAATGACAGTTTACTTAAAGTTGCATTAGATGGTGCACAAAAAATTTATGAAGAAACGCATATACCTTGGCTAGTTATTGAAGGTTGGGGTAAACTGCCTGAAGATATTTCACAGTATAGTTTTATAAAATATGCTCATCGTAATTGGATGGATAAAATAATAGGAAGACCAGTTCCTTTAATAAGTTCTTGGGGTACCGCAGAAAATGTGCGTAGACGTAGACCAGATCTAACAGAAAGTGCCGCAGACAGTTTGCGTATGTTTAAAAGACAACGTCCTGATTTAGATATACCTGATATTCCAGAAGGACCTGATTCTGAATTCAAAAAAATTGTAGAAGATTATGAGGCTGTTATTGATATTATGAATAAGAGCGAAAAATTTCCAGATAACTGTCACGCAGATAGACATATACAAAAAGAATTAGCAGAAGAATTAGAAGTTTATGTATGATATTGTTTTTATAAGTTACAAAGAACCTAATGCAGATGAAGTATATGCAAAGTTAAAAGAAACTTATCCTATGGCAAAAAGAGTACATGGGGTAGACGGAATTCACAATGCTCATGTTGCCGCGGCTAAAAAATGTTTTACAAAAATGTTTTGGGTAGTTGACGGTGATGCAGTAATTAAAGACGACTTTAAGTTTGATTACGAAGTAAGTGAATATGATTTAGATTGTGTTCATGTATGGCGTTGCGAAAATCCTATAAACGGTTTAGTTTATGGGTATGGTGGGGTAAAACTATTACCTCGATCATTAACACTAAAAATGAATACTGGTACAGTTGATATGACTACAAGCATAAGTGATAAATTTAAACCTATGGAACAAGTTAGTAATATCACAGCATTCAATACAGATCCTTTTAACAGTTGGAAAAGTGGATTTAGAGAATGTGTAAAACTTGCTAGTAAAGTCATTGATAGGCAAGAAGATGATGAAACAATTAAAAGACTTGATACATGGTGCGAAGCAGGTATGGATAAACCATTCGGAGACTATTGTATCGCTGGTGCTAGGGATGGCCGTAACTTTGGGAATACTCATAGTAATGAGCCTGGCACTTTAGCACTAATAAACGATTGGAATTGGCTGAATGAACGATTTTCAAAAAATTCCATTTGATAGAATAGTTAAACTTGGGCAAAAAACAATGCTTGAGTCTAACCTATTTTCTGTCAGTTGGATCATAGGACGTTTTTGTAATTATAGATGTTCCTATTGTTGGCCCTATGCTAATACAGATAAACCCGACTATCTAGAGTTTGATACTTATACTAACGCAATAAATACAATCAAATCTCAAGCAAGGGCCAACGGATTCGACAAGTTTCATTTTAGTTTTAGTGGGGGAGAACCTACTGCATATAAAAAGTTTTTAGATTTAGTAAAATACTATGAAGATTATGAAAGTCCTTATTTAAGTATACACATGACTAGTAATTGTAGTCCTAGTAAAGCATGGTGGAAACGTTGGTTAGACGCAACTCATGTAATGGATAGAAGAAGTATTACAGCAAGTTTCCATGCTGAATTTGCCAACGAAAAAGAATTCGGAGATAAACTTTTATATCTCCAAGACGAAGGAGTACTTGTAACTATCAATCAAGTTATGGTACCTGGACATTGGGAGGAATATTATGCCAGAAGCAATCGATTCATTCAACGTGGTCTTCACGTTACTCTTAAGCCTCAGTCTGATCCTACCGCTAGTTTTGTCGTTAGTGGTTATACTGATGCCCAAAAAGAAATATTACAAACCGAGAGTAAACAAGACATTAACCAAATCCTATTACAAGATGATGAAGGAATAAAATACGAATTAGATCAAGCAGAAAGATTTAATGCGTTTGGATTTAACAAGTTCAAAGGTTGGAGTTGCAATAGTGGATATCAAAGTTGTATTATACGTAACAATGAAGTAAAACGTGCATACAGTTGTCACGAACAACCACTAGGAACACTTACTGAAGGTTTCAAACTGTTTGACAAGCCTATGCCATGCATAACACCAACTTGCGTAAGTAGTGCAGATAGTAAAATACCAAAGGAGAAAATATTATGAAAATAGATATTCAAGATATTAAGTTCTGGATGGATGGTATTAGAAGCACCGATGATAGAGACAGATTACTAGAATGTTTCTGGGGAGGACAATTACAGTCTAAGGAATGGTTAGTTGAAAAACTAAACAAAAAGGCCAAGATTAAAAATGCAGATATTATTATATTTGGAGGCTGGTTTGGTATTTTATCTACAATGCTTTTAAACAGTGAATTAGGAATACGCAAACTTGTAAGTGTAGATATAGATCCTAAATGTGAGGAACTTGCACGTAGCATGAACAAACGTTATGAAATGGATGGTAAGTTTTTTGCAGAAACTATGGATATGTGCGAATACGATTATTTAGGTATGAGCAATCCTTATGCTGTAATCAATACAAGTTGTGAACATTTAACTGATGAACAATATAGGAAGTGGTTCAACAACATACCTAAAAACACCAAAATTGTGTTACAAAGTAATAATTACTATGAGCATAAAGAACATATTAATTGTGTTGCAAGTATAGATGAATTTAAACGTAAAAGTAATTTAACTACAATAGAATATGCAGGAGAGTTAGAATTACCTAAATATAAAAGATTTATGATAATAGGATTAAAATAATGGATCAGTATAATAAATTATCACAGTTTGGCAAACAAATAGAGTTAGAAGTTACTACTGATCCTAATCAACTTATTAATTGGATAGATACTTTTGAATGGCAGAAATATAATCCACGCAAAGATGTTAACCGTTGGGGATTAAGTGTTACAAGTTCAGACGGTACGTTTAATGGTATTGACTTAGACAGCCTGTATGAATACAATAAAGAGCATGGCACAGAATACGCGGAAAAAGATTTTAACAAGCCTACTCCTGTGCTTAATGATCAGATTGCTGAAATACTTAAACCTTGGCAAGGACATTATTTTAGAACACACTTTTTAAAATTTGGTCCAGGTGGATTCTTTCCACCACATCGCGATTGGAATTATACAGGCGAACCAACAGATGTTTTTAGATTAATTATGCCTTTGCGTAATGTAAATCCACCACAATTTAATTTTGTATTAGAAGACAAAATATTACATTGGGAAATAGGTAGGTTATATTTTATTGATACTTTAAGAATGCACTATTTGTTTAATAATAGTTTTACAGATAGTTATTGGCTTGTTGTAAATGTAGATGTTAACCAAGATACTATATTAGCAACACAAGAAAGGTTTAATCAGAAGTAATGTATAATATAACTGATATAAAATCTATACATTTAGAAGTAACTACTAAATGTCAAGCACGTTGTCCAATGTGTCCACGTAGAATTCATGGCGGTCCTTTACTTGAAGGATATGATTTAACAGAGATAAGTTTAGAAACTTTTGTAAATTGGTTCCCAAGTGATTTTGTAAAACAACTACATCATCTTAATATGTGTGGTAATCTAGGAGATCCTATTATTGCTAAAGACACATTAGAAATTTTTAGATATTTACGTGAAACTAATCCACATATGACTTTACAAATGCACACAAACGGAAGTGCAAGATTAGAATCTTGGTGGAAAGAACTTGCTACTTTGAAAGTTAAAGTAGTATTTGGAATTGATGGATTAGAAGATACCCATGCCTTGTATAGAATTTCAACTAATTTTAATACCGTAATGAAAAATGCAAAAACATATATTGAAGCAGGAGGAGATGCACGTTGGGATATGTTAGTGTTTCAGCATAATCAACATCAACTTGAAAGTTGTGAGCAATTAAGTAGAGATATGGGATTCAAAGGTTTTAATTTTAAACACACAACAAGATTTAAACAAGGAAAGTTTGACGTAATAGATGACGATTATAACATCACTCATACATTATATCCATCAAATAAAAGTTTAGAAATGATAGCACCAGCAAAAAAGGCTCAAAACGAATTTATGCCAAAGATAACTTGTAAAGCAGTAAAAGATACTCAACTATATGTAAGTGCTAATGGCAATGTTGCTCCGTGTTGTTGGTTAGATTTAGAATGGCTACCTACATTGTCTGATTCTCGTATTGATTATATGACAAAAATTAAAATATATCCTAATTTATATAAGCAGTCGTTTGTTGAAATATTTGATAGCGGATATTTTAACAAGATTAAAGGCTGTTGGACAAGCACAGGACTTAAAGAATGTGCAAAACAATGTGGAAGTTTTGATAAACTGAATGAGCAGTTTGTGGAGAAAAAAGAATATGAATAAAGTTCTTGTACACAAACATATTATTATTAGAGCAGAGGTTTCAGAACCTATAATTAATAAAACTAAAAGTGTTAAATTCCTTAGAAGAATGATCAAAGCAATAGGAATGAAGGCAATGTATGGTCCTGTTGCATCTTATTCTAAAATGCCAGGTAACAAAGGATTAACTGCTTTTGCAATAATAGAAACTAGTCATATAGCCATGCATATATGGGACGAAACAAACCCTGCACTAGTACAACTTGATGTTTATACGTGTGGACCATTTGAACCACAGAGTGTTTTAGACTTACTTCAAGAACTAAAACCAACAAAAGTTGAATTTAAGTATTTAGATAGAGAGAAAGGCTTTACGGAACTTACAATATGAGTAAAACATTTTGCCCTTTACCGTGGATACATTTAGCAACAAGACCTAACGGCGATGTTAGAGTGTGTTGTACTGCTAATGCCAGTGGTGCAGGTGAAGAAGATGATAAAACAGCAGGATTAGTAAAGCAAGATGGTGTTGCAATGAACCTACGTGATCATACTATTGAACAGGTATGGAATAGCGAACATATGAGAAGAACTAGACTGCAAATGTTGAATGGTGAAATACCTGCAAGTTGTCGTAAATGTTTTCATGAAGAGTCAAAAGGAATTATAAGCAAACGTAATTGGGAAACAGAAGTATGGAAAGAACGTTTGGATATTGAAACTATTGTAAAGCAAACAAAAGATGATGGTTCATTACCTGTCAATATTCCTTATTTTGATTTAAGGTTAGGAAATGTATGTAATTTAAAGTGTGTAATGTGTTCACCGCACGACAGTTCAAGTTGGATAAAAGAATGGAAATTGATATATCCTAAATATACTAATGAAGATTTAAAAAGGGATCAAAGTTGGAATGAAAATTTTGACTACACTTGGTATAAGAAAGGTAGTTTCTTAGAATCAATGAAAGACCAAGCACAACATATAAAAGAATTGTATTTTGCAGGTGGTGAGCCTTTAATGATTCCTGAGCATTATAACATATTACAGTTTATGGTTGATGAAGGTTATGCAAAAGATTGTTGCCTACGTTATAATTCAAATGGTACTGAATTAAATGAAAAACTATTTGTGCTTTGGTCCAAATTTAAAGAAGTTACATTTAATTTTAGTATTGATGCATACGGAGATAAAAATGATTATATTAGATATCCGAGTGAATGGAATACTATTGCAAAACATTTAAAAATACTAGACAGGTCAGGCAATAACATAGTAATCAACATAGCGGCGGCAGTACAGTTACTAAACTTACCTTACATAAATGAACTAGCATCTTGGAAGTCTAGTCAAGGATTTAGTAAGGTAAATGTATTACCATTTGGCGGTGGATTAATTAGTACGCATCTTGTTTACTTTCCAAGTTATCTAAACGTTAGAGTTATGCCACAAGAATTAAAAGAGTTAACAAAAAATAGAATAGAACGTTTTATTGATCAGCAAAAATTTAATACTGAGTGGTTAAAACATCCTATGGGTAAACCACGTTGGGAAGGATTAATAAAATATATGATGGGAGAAGATTGGACAAGTAAGTTGCCGCAGACAATAAATTATTTAGAAACACTTGATAAGTCAAGAGGTACAAATTTTAGAAAAACTTTTCCGGAGATTGGAGAATTTATATAATGAAGTATAAAGGATTAATATTAGGTCAACAAAAAGATGTTCATATTGATACAGAGCATTGGAAGTTTGGAACTATAAGAAATGGAGTAAAAGTTATTGATACACTTTTACATTATTCTGCATTTAGCCTAGGTTATGATGATCACGGCATTATAGATAAAGTTTGCGAAAGACTTAAAACTTTTAAGCCGGAAGTAGCAGACGGTTTATTTTTAAGTTTTGAACCTACTTTAAATACACCTCATATAGAACTAGCAGACAGGCTTTATAAAATGAGCAACGGATATAGGCCTGTATTTGCACTATCAGGTAGCGATGGTGTAGAAGTTGCAATCAAAATGGCGTTTGCATATCATCAAAAGATAGGAAATAAAAGAAATAAAATAGTTTCATTTGATGACGGATACCATGGAATGACATTGTTAAGTTTAAGTTGTGGTGATAAAGATTTAGAAGGGGCATACTATGGTATGAACCCCTATCAAGATGTTATTAAGTTATCACGTAATAATTTAGATAAAGACATAGATTGGAATGACGTTGCTTGTATCATAATAGAAACTTGTCCGCACAACAAAGATATTAAACCTTATGGGTTTGATGTTTGGAATAAGATTAACAAAATACAAGCAGAGCATGGTGTATTAGTTATTATTGATGATATCTTTATGGGTGGTGGTAAGACTGGAGAATTTTTTGGATTCAGTAAACTTCCTATTAATCCTGATTTATTTGTAATGGGTAAAGCAATCACAGGAGGATTTTTTCCGTTGTCAATTGCTATGTATAGTGAAAAATTACATGAACATTTAAAAGACATGAATTGGGTACATGGTCATACATATAGTTTTTGTTTGTCAGGTGTGTTAAGTATGTTAGAATATCTCAATGTGTTAGAGCAATATAATTATATGGATAATGTAGATAATATTATTGCACTTGCTCGTGAACACTTTATACGAGAAGGTTGGCATATTGTAGGAAACTACGGAATAACATTTATATTGTTTAAGAATGGTAATCACTTTAGATTTATATTACCTATAAATGCAGATCAAGAATATTTTGATGCTATACCAGACACATTAAAAGGATTGGAGGAGTTATGGGCAAAGTAGGAATAACAGGACATCTATCAGGATTAGG